ATTGGAATTATGCAAATAAACGAAATAGTCCATGGTTCGGTTTTCCATGAGTTATCCGAGGCTTGCGCCATTATCTTTTCCCAGCCCGCCTCATGCGTAGCTGCTGTAACCATAACCTGTGCTTCCGCCTCTGCCCTTGCCTTGGCTACTGCGCCTTTGGCCTTGGTCTGCTCAACCTTTGACTCCATCCATGACCCAGCTAGGTTGGCTATTGGTCCTATAAGCGCCTGTATCATTCTATGATCCTCACAATATAGTTTGTACCATCTGTGTTCCTTGATACCTCAACTGTCTTATTTTCACAAGAATACCGCACAGAAGTAGACTTTTTGTATAGATTACGCTCAATGGTGCGCTTGGCCTTCAAACATTTAGATATCTTCTCATAAGCGGTATGCTCCGAAACATCTCCGCTCATATATAAAATTAACGTCATAGTTTTAATTATGATTGGTTCCATTACGCATCTTCTCTATTTGGCTTTCTATGTTTGTAATTCTTTTTTCATAAAAATCTAAGGTCAGCTTTTGCTGCTGGTCATGCGGTGCTCGGCCTTCATCAATCTGCTCTTGGAGCTTGGAAAGCTGCTCTGCTAAGTGCTCAATCAACATATATTGCTCACTATCAGCAGGCAAACTGCCCATATCACCTCTAGGCCATTTTATGCGAAACTCTGTGTTTTGTCCTAAGTCAGCCTCTATCAATACAAATTTATTTTCAATGGTATTAAGGCGTTCAATAATTCCAAAATATGCCCATGTTCCAATAGCCGCGCCTACAACCATCGCCATGAGGTTGCGGATAGGCATTGATAGCTCAGTGTTCTCATTTAACTTAGTTGCCACTACTCAACACCCAGAACCTTTGAAAGCCCAAAAACCTCAAGCATGATAAAGGTAAAGAACAGCAACAAGATCGAACCAGCTATTAGCTTCCCAGAAAAGTTAGTCGAACCAATCTTAATAGCTACAAACTCATTACCCAAGATGCGAAGCACTAGCTCAAAGCTGTTTTGCCCGACATTAACTTCAACGGGTTTTTTCTTTTCTTCAGTCACAATTTTCCTTTCCGGCACAATCTTCCGGGAAGCAATGCGCCATCATTCGGTAATGCTTGTTTTCGTAGGATGCTTTCCACATATCCTCGTCAATAAGATAAATACATTGCTCTTCTGTCATTACCTGCTGCAATACTATCTGATTACCGATATAGTGCCACTCTGCGCCGGAGTTACCCCACATACTTATTACCAGCAGGAACCCCTTATCCATCCTCAGTACAACTCCTGATTTTTGTTTACTTTCACTGGTTTACAATATGCCGTAGCCTTATGTTTCAAAGGAACTCCGCTATAATGTTGATAATTCCCATACCTTTTTGTTATCTGAGAAGCAAAGAAATTGCAATCGGTTACTGATCTAAAGTACATATCCTGACTCTGCACCTTACCGCCTAACACCAATACAAGTAAAAAAGCGTGTATCATTTCTTTGCCATGTAAGCCTGTGCGCCAAAGTAAAAACCTACTATGGACGCCTGACTAAGAAACAACATGTCACTCAAGCTAGCCAGAAACGCCAGCCTGCTTTCCGGTATCCAAGGAACCAACGGCAACAGCGCAAAGCCTACCATACTGGCAACAGCAATCCATGCCATACGCTTTTGGGCATCAGCCTTCTCTTCACGAAGCTCTAACTCAAGCATATCCTTCGCGTGAGCGATTTCCTCATCCGTTACGGTGCCGTCATTATCAAGGTCGAACTTATTAAACCTAGAATTTTCTGAAAGGGTCTTTGCCATTACCACTCCACAATCTTGTTACTACTGTTAGGGTCATACAAACACATATACACCCTTGGACAGAACTCTCCAATAATCATGGATGTACGGGTCTTGTTAGCGCCCTCATACTGACAGTGCCATTCCTTGTCTACTTTCTTGTACTTAGCAAGTCTGCACGGCACGTATTTATCACCATCCGCTCGTGCCATCATCACAATCATCACAACAAAGAACATCGCTGCGACTACAACGGCTCCAGCAACTAAGAAGAATTGCTTCAAGTTCTCCTCAAACTCTCTGGCTTCCTGTATTTTCTTTCGTCTAGCCTCGGCAGCGGCCTCTTTGGCAGCTTGTATGCGCCTAGCTCGCTCTTCTACAATAGAACGCCATGTTCCGTGGCCGAAGCGCATATCAACTAAGCTGGCTACTTCTTGCATTTGTTCTTTAGCAAGACGAGCGTCAATGACCTCAGACGCAACAGACTTTACGCCAAACTGGTCGGCTACGCCTACGCCTGACTTTGCACTGCGTTTATGCTGAACCTGCTTCTCGCCTTCAAACAGGTTGTCAATAAATCCCGCTATCTCAGAAACATCATTAGCGGTTCCAATGGCACTTTTAATGCCATCAACTGCCGCTTTAAATAAAGATATCCCTGCCAGCGCCGTAGTTATTGGTTCCATTTTGCCCCTAACTTTACTCTACTGCCCGCGCTGTTTAAGTAACTCTCTTTCCATAGCTGATTGAATACGGGCTGATGTCTGCTTCTCTTGACTAGCCAACCGTTGCTGGAACTGAGCCCCACGCATCTGCTGGTTCTGAGCATCCAGATTAAGCTTGGCGGCATCGTTCTGTGCATCCGCCTGCTCTGCCTGTGCCTTGATCTGTAGCTCCTGTTCTTTCAACTTGACCAACGGATCAGGGCCCTGACCAGAGACCTGCTGTGACATCTGCTTGACCATCTGCATACCCTCGGCAATAAACTGAGCGGTCAAACCCTCTATCTGCAACATCTCCTCTTCAGTTGCAGCCTCACCACCAACAGCCTGCCTAGACTGAATAAACTGCACCGCCGCCCGTTCCCGCGCTGCAATCTTCACATGCTCCATGATGTGCTTCTGAAGCGCCATAGCAATCGCAGGCATTCCAGCAACCATTGGCGTAGAGCCAAATACCATATGCGCCATAATATGTGCTTCATGCTCCTGACCCTCAAACGCCTGCAATGGCACCATGTCCATTGAGTCGATGTTCTCCTGTGCCGGATCTTTAGGCGTAGGCTCCTCATCAGGAATGCTCTTCATAACCCTGTCTATGTCTTTCACACCCAGAGCCTCGTACATGTCCTTGTACACTTCATACATGTTGTGCAACTCAGGGGCCGCACCCGCAAGCTGCAACTTGGTCTGCGCCAAAGCAATCCGCTGCGCCTGACTAAACATATTTGGATCAGATACAGGAACTACGTCGATCCTGTCGTCAAAGTCGCTCGCCATAACGGCAGACTCCGCGCCCTCAACAGAATACGGATACTCCTGCGGTAAACTCTCCGACATGACCCGCGCCAGCATCTTGAACTCAATCCGCATGGCATAATGAAGCCGCTTATGCACCGCACTCATTACACGAGAACCCTGCTCCAGCATCGCAATAGTCGTACCTACCGCCGCGTTCTGGTTGCCATCACCAACCTTTAAGTCAGTAATCGTCGCAAACCGCTGACCAGCCTGAACCACAAACCCCAACAAGTTAAACAACGTCTGATCCGGCCCTTTAAACGGCAACGGCATCAAACTGTCACGAATAGCACCACCCGGAGCATCTACATCACGGAACTCACCCGGCTGTAGCGGGTCATCATCGTCCCTGATCCGTAGGCCGCGGGCCTTAAATCCTGCTGGAAGGTTAGATAACGTACCCGCGTCAATCAACTGACGAAGCGCCGCCGTAGCTGTGCGAGATAGACCACCAATCGTGTGAATTAAGCCCAATCCATAGAAACCAAAGCCCGGAAGGAACTTATAATGCACAAAATACTGTATTTTCTTCTTGTTCTCGTCTTCCTCACGGTAATTACGACGAATTGACAGTACCTGACCGTTGTCCTGACTAATTGTCACTACATATGGTATTTTAATACCCGTTGCCTCGCCGTCTTCGTCCTCTTCCTCATACCCCTCAAGGTCCAAATCAACATGACACTCCAAAATAGTGCAATCATAGTCGATCTGAGACGGCGTTACACCGTCAATGCGCTGTATCTCATCGTCCACGGACGACGAATCGCCCTGCGAGGGCAGTACAGGTATGTCCAAGTAGAACCCAGACACCTGTTTCTTGCGTAAATCGTTCAACGACATACGCAAAACCTGCGTTATGTTAGGACAAGACTCCAAATCGGACGTTTCATACGGCACAACCAAGTGCTCCGCCGGTACAAACTTACTTACGGCCCGCCCTTTTGTCTCGTCATAGTAAACTTTCTTGAAGGTAGACCCCGCCAAAGGCAAAAAGAACAGCATCTGGTCCAGTTCAGGCGTATATTCCTCCATCACATTCGTGATGTAGTAGTTCATAAACTGCTTTACGCGGATGGCCTGCTGCTCTTTTTCACGGGTTTCTGCTCCCAAGACAGCAGTTCGCACGGGACCTGAAGCTGGCAACAACTCGTTAAACGCCTGCGCTTGGAATTGTGTAGCAGCCTCTGCGAGCAAGGGATGCGTAACTCCGGAAGCTCCTCTGAACGGCTGCGCTCTCTCCTCATAGGAAAAACCAAGAAGTTCCAAACCGTTGGCGTAAGCATCTTCCCACTCCTGTCGTCCCGCTTTGTTACTGTCAAACTCAGACATCAACTCGCCAGCAATGCGCGACAACTCACGGTCCGGCATCTCTTCTGCCAAGTTCATATAGAAATCATCGCTCTCGCCGCGCTGGTCCTGCGGATCGAAATCAATGGTTACACCACCGTCCTCGTCCGGAGTCATCTCAATGTCCATGCCCTCGGCCACACCCTCAAAAGCAACGACGTTGTCGTCCATGCTTCCCGGTAGCTCAAGCTCAACTTCAGCCGCCAAATCTTCTGGATCAAGCTGCGAAGGGACGTTTTTGTCCATCATGCCCGCAATAGGTTCTCTAGCCATTAAATGTCTCCTTTAAAGACCTAACTTACCATAGGCCGGTTCATATTCCTAGCTGTTGACGCAAGGGATGCAACGCCCCGTGGGCCGCGGCCCGTGTTCCGCGCTGCGTCTACCATGCTTACTATGCCGCCTTCTGCTTTATCCACTACTTTTAAATTTTTACGAACAAGCTCTTTTCTGGCCTCGTCTAAGCTAATCTCTCCATCCAACAGTCTTCTTGCGGTGTCCGAATCAAGCGGTGGAATCCCCGGTGCTCTTTCAAAATCCGCCTTATGACCGCGAACCAAAGACTCCGCAGGAATCCTCGTACCCGTCGGTACATGTATCGTGTCAACCATAGACACGAACCCCCCTACATTATCCGAGTCTATTGGGGCAGAATTAGTGAAGTCGTAACTGGGGAACGCACCATCTTCCAATGTGAAAGGCGGCTGAGTATCATCTCTTAGTTTTATTGGGGCTGGAGCAGGTGCGGGGCCTCTTTTCGGGTACTCTAGCTTACTTTTTAGGTTCTCTGGTAGCTTGTCTACGTTGATCAAACCTTCTACATCAACCAGACCTCTTTCCGCACCTTCCGTATCAAAGCTTTTTGCGCTTGTGCCTTCCATAACGTCGAGGCCGGGCCGGATACGTTTTTCAATCTCTAATGAAGCGGATTGCCCTCCCGGGGCCTCTTTCGTTGCACGAGCCCCCTTGGTAGCCACATCCATAGGAAACAACTTGCGGCGCTCATCTACTGGCATACCCTCTGTTGCCAAAGCATACGCCTCTTGCAAACGCGCCATAAACTCGCCGCGCGTTTTCATGTAATTTTGTCTGGCGGACGAGCCCTGCCTTAAAGAACCTGACTCATTCCTGTCTCTGTATACGTTAATACCTAGCGCCTGATAGGTTTCGGCTTCTTTAAACGCTTTTGCCTCTTTCTCCGCAATAAGCCGATACATCTCTGCTTTTACTTCATCTGCATAAGGCATTTCATCTAAATTAACGGGAGCGGTGCTATTCGTATTCCCCGGCCACATTTTAGTTAAATTATCTGGAGCTTCAGGGTTTGCCTGCTTTACGTTAAACTGCGCCGCCTTAACTAACTTTTCTAAATTCTTAGCTTCTCCTTTGGGCCGAAGCTCATTAAAAAACTCATAAGAATTAAAACTCGTGTATCCCGGTTCATCTATCATTTTAAGGCTCTCATAGAGAGCAAAGTTGTCAAACAATTTGCCAGACACGCTTTCTTTAACCAAAAACGGTTGGCCCCCGCCGGGCAGGTCGCCTCTTGTCTGCAATACGTGGGCTAACTCATGCACCATTAAAGTAGAGGTGTACCGATCATTTCCCAAATATTCCGCATTAATAGCAATCGTGTCGGTGCTATCATCCCAGTGGCCGCCAGTACCACCTTCCATCTTTTCAACAAAACGAACATTTATGTCGTCCGCAAGATCAGGAAAGACCGTAAAAAGGGGGTGGTCGTCCCCTATAGCTTGATTTAGCTTAAACTGTACACTCCGGCCGTAGTCACCGCCTTTGTAGAAACTCTCGACAAAAAAGTTTCTTGGATCCTTTAATTTTTCAAAAGCGTCCATAACTTCTTTTGCGGATGCCTTATTAGCTACCAAAGAAGAAACAGACTCCGGTAACAACTTACCTACATTGATCTGACTCAAATTATCCGGGATATCAAAAACCATCTTGGTTTCTAATGGAGCATCACCTGCTTCCCTGCCGGGTCTTGCGTCCACATTAATACGCATGAACCCTGTCTCTTCAAACACCTTGCGGGGGTCCTCGCCAGCTTCCAAACGCTTCTGAGCTTCGGACTCCTTGTACTTTATTCCCCTTACCCATTGTGGGTTTATTCCCGGAGTGTCCGCAGACGCCAACATTTCCGTGACAGAGGTGTCTGGTAATCCATCGTCCGGTACGGGTATTAGCTGACCATCGGGGGTTACCGCCTGTGAGCGCACGTTTGGTAAATACTGCATAAAGTCCTGTATGCCGCTTGAAACAGCTTTAGCACCGCGGGCCGTGATCAATTCACCGGCACCCGTAATTCCGCCAGCTAAACGCCCCAAGTCACGATAGTCTTCTAAACCCGACCCCGCAGCGGGAAAGAACCGTGAGCCAAGGGCTTCGGAGCCAAAGTTTTTCACAAAAGACTGCGCGTAAGGGTCCGCGGCAGACAAAGCCGACGCTATAGGAGAAGTTCTTAACAAACGGGGGTCTATTTGAGACGCAATGCCCGTGGCTGCCGCGCCTATATCTGCGAAAGAACCACCTAAATCCGTTGTAGCGCCCTGAAGGGCACCAATTCCTAGCTCACGGTACGCGCCTTCTGGGGGCGGTTCGTATGAAACGAAATCATCTTCTGGATTATCAGACAACTTCCCGCCCCAAGATCCGTGACATCTGATCCATGACCTTTGGATCAACAGTTTGCTTTACCTGATCTACAGGCGTCATAATACCAGCCTGCTTCAATAACTTGCCGCCAACCGCGTCATCGCGTAACTCAACCATCTGACCAAACTGAAAGCCGCGCTTTTTATCAAAGTTCTGTTTAGCCACAGGCCGACGCTTGAACTGCTCCGGAGCCAAATCCTTGTATATGTCAAAACTCTCTAGGCCAGAGGGTGGAGTAGGCCGCATTGTGTCGGGCCCCGTTGTGTCCGCTCCCTTACTAAGGTCCACGGACATAATGCCTTCTACCGCGCCGCCGTCATCAAGAGCTATCTGAGGCTCCGAAGGACCAAACTCCTCCCTACGGCGGCCCTCTGGAAACTCCCGATAAATATCAGAACGAGGTAAAGTCTCCTCCTGCATACCGAAAGTTTCTTCGATCTCTTCGGGAACCATCAACATATCGCTGTAATAGGTATACGGGCGCTCATCACCCTCCTTGTACACAGGACGATTTGTACGCAAAAAATCTAAAAACTTTTCCATTTCTTCGGGGGACCCTGCGCCAAGATCTACTGCGCCGCCATCCTCAAAACCAATGTAATCCATAATAGAAGAGCTTTTATCTTCTCCGGGACCCGAATAATACTGCCGCGCACCCGGTCCAAGGGATTTGTAGTAACCACCGCTAGCAGAAGCTTCAGAGGACCCTGTCATGTAATCATAAAAATCAGACGCCGCGTCACTAACATAGTCAACGGCTGCCGCCCCCATATCAACTACAGAATTTCCCATGCGTCCGCTGCCCCTCTAATAATAAGCGTGTATCCTACTATAATTATCTTCATCTTCCCAGTCATCTGTTGGTAATTGTACAAAATTACCCTGCCGATACCGCATCAATGCCTGCGTCATGCTATCAACAAGATCGTCATACTCCCCGTTAGGGAACGCCGCTACCTCTTCAATCAACTCGTCCGCAAACGTAGTGTCGGGGGCCCAAACCATTCCAGCCTCAAATAATGGCGATACAGAATGAACCCTCGTCACCTTATCATTACCTTTGCTCGGCGTAAAGTTAACAACAGGTATGCCCATGTTCCGTAGTTCGTGGGTCAAGGGGGTCCCTGACGCTTTCGCCTCAATGATGACGGTGTCGGGGTCCCAGTAATTATACTGGTCTAACGCCTTCTCCTTCAACTCCGGAAAGTCCCACCGGCCCTTCTGACTGTCCAAAAGGATCAACGCCGGGGGACCCCCAGCCTCTTCCGGACGAAACACACCCCACGTTGTAATAGCAGAATAGTCCGCTGTCTCACGCTTACTAAACGCCGTATCATAACTCTGGATCACAAACTCAAGATTGGGAACCCTCTCCTGCTCCCACTTATTCCACCACTCACGGCGAATGATCGCATTCTCTTCCCCCGTCGGGTTCTGCTGATACTGAGCGTTCCACTTGCTCGGAGGTATAGATGCTTTGACCGCTGTTAAATCTTCCAAAGACCAAAACTCAGGCCAACACGGTGTTTCGTCACTGAAAATAGCAGGAAGCTCCACAACTTCCCACTGATCGGCTAACGGATCTTTAGCCATCGCCCTCAAAAGCTGACCCGTCATATCCTTCTCGGACCACCGGGTCTGTACCAAAACAATCGACCCACCCGGCTGGAGCCTCTGCCGGGGGCCCCCTGTGTACCAATCCCATGCGTCATCAAAGCCGTTCGCGGACATCGCGGTCTGCTCCGAATGAGGATCATCAATGATGATTAAATCACCACCACGACCCGCCAAATTCGATCCAACGCCAACGGCATAATACATTCCACCAGAAGCCGTGTCCCATCGCCCCGACGCTTTACTGTCAGCAGCCAGACGAACTTCCGGGAATATGTCTTTGTAGTCATCGCTATCAATTAAGTTCTTCGTCTTTCGTCCAAAGTTTACAGCAAGCTC